TTCCAGTTGTAGTGCTTTGATGTCTTGCAAATCTTGAATAAGCACTTGTTTGAATTGATGTAAATGGGTCAAAAATATCTAAAATTAAACGAGTTGCTAGCATACCTGAATCCATATAACCAACTAACCAAGTTGTATTAGTTGCATCTGCTGTTGCTAATCCACTTCCACCAGTTGATTGCCCATAAAAAGTGCAATTACCATAAACAGAAGAAGTATTATCTGTACCACTTGCACGCAATCTGATTCGTAAATCACCAGTAACTGAAAAATTTGTTAAATTAACTATTAATTGGTAATTGGTATAAGCAGAAGTAAAAGTACTTGCTGCCAAAGATACAGCCGATACTCCACTAAAACTAGTTGTATTCAGTAACACCATTCCGGCTTTTTTTGTTCCAAGAGCTGTATTCATTGAAGTGTCAATTGCTGTGCCTAAAGCACGAATTGCACTAGCTCCATCTTTAACTAATGAACTGTCGTCAGGTGTTGTCCACCCATAATTTGAGGTTGTGGCCATGTGTTAATTGACTCCTAATAAAGCGTTTTGCCATTGCAGGTCTGGGTCTAGTGTACTCCATAATTCACCTGAATAAACATCTTGCCACGCCACAGGAACGGCACTATAAGCAAAGTCTGAGACATTCAGGTCAAGTCTGGCTGTAAACCTATTGATTGTCCAATTCCAGCCCTCCACATATCCAAAGAAATCTGTTGGATATAACAAGCTAGGGATATCTGGTATTGAGATTGGCATTCCTGAGAATACGTTAATTAAGGCATTGAGAAGTGTGCTGGACATTGTCGGAGCATCAATTTGGATTCCAATACCTGAAATGACAGGATTAGGATAAGCGTTTAATAAGACTTGTCGTGCGCCATAAGTATCAGCATCAGATGAGTTCTTTAGATAGGTTGTTGTATTAACTGCAATTTTGCCGTACAAATCAATTGAGGTTGCATCAATAGTTTCACTTGTTGCTGTTGGATTTCCATAAGTAACTATCGCATCATTGATAATATTGTTTCTAGACGTTAATACAGCTACTCCATCAGCTAAAATATAATTCTTTGAAATGTCTGTGAACACATTGGCTTTGACATAAGTTGCCCTGTTGTCTTGGTCTGCATAACCCAAGTTTCCATCTGTGCGTTCATATAATTGGCCTAAACCTGAGTCAGCAACTATTGCTGCATAGTCATAACCATTTTGAGCATCTGCTGTAGCTGCAAAGAGTGTGTATGTTCCAGGAGTATCAATGTATGAAGTTGATACGCCAAGTAAATCATTCCAAGTTTCGGTTGTGTAATCTGTCCAAATTTGTGTTGTTGGAAGTTGTGACCATTTTGTACCAAATGCTTCTGTAATGACATTGAGCATTCTTGTGCCATCTTTTTCTTCTGAATATCCTGATGCGTTAACTTCTTTGTTTGCCAGTTTTGATAAAGCACCTGTGCAAATAATGTCGGTTACATAAACCACATTTGTTCCACCTGCGTCAAGAACTGATGCTTGAACATCTGTTACATACCCGGTGTAAATTGTTACAAGAGTTCCAGAATAGTTTTTGATTTGAACAATAACTGTGTCATTGATAGCAACTGAGGTTTGAGGATAATCTTTGAAAGATATCCTGGCATATCCTGCTTGTGATTGTTGGTCAATGGTTTCACGTCCCATTGAAATGCTTACACCCTCTAGGGTGTAGTTGGTTACTGCTGTTCCATTGATTTTGACAACAGCATCAGGAGTCCAGGGCATAATTACCTAAGACTTGTATTTGCAGCTAGTTTATTAACTGTGCCTTGTTTAGCTGCTGAATTGATTGCGCTGACAACTGTTCTAGCTGTAGATACTTTATCAACTGCACCTGACACATTGACATTAACTGTTGTGCCTGATGAACCAGATGATTTAGATGGGAAACTGACTCCAGAAGCGTTACCTGGTAAATCAATTCTTACTTGTGATTGGCTTGCAGCAAATCTGTTTCCTAAATCAATTAAGTATGTAAATGGTGCTAATAGGTCTGATATCAAGTTGGTAAGTTTTGTTAAGCCGTTAATCATTTGAACTAGTCCTGAACCCTCACCTGATGAAGCAAATAAAGCTGTGTTTAATTCTGCAATTGATTTTCCTAAATTGTTGAATGCCGCACCTAAACCATATCCGGCTGATTGGTTAGCATCTAAATCATCTGTAAATGACACAACACCTGTTCCGGCGTCATAGACGGCTTTCTTGATGCCTTTAGCGCCTGTTAAGCCTTGAACAAATGAATCTAAGGTTGGTAATACTTTTTCGGTTACAAAAGCTGCAAATCTTTCAATGAATGGAAGAAGTGCATATCCTAAAGTTTCTTTAGCTTCGTTGATAGCAATTGATATTCTTTGAAATCTTCCCTCAAGTGTGTTGGCTTCTTGTTCAGCAAAACCACTAAAAGTTTTTCCAAGTTCTTTAGTAATCTTGTCCATGTCATTACTTTTAAGAATGGTTGAATCAATACCTAAACCAAGTTTTCCAAGGGAAGCAGAATTTCCATCATAGGCCTTACCTAAGGCTGAGGCAACGCTATCCAAATCCTTACCAGTTGCACTAGAGATATCCATTGCAAGATTTAATGCTTTTTGTGTTTCAGTAGTATCTTTAGTAGAACGAATTAGTCTTGCATAAGCTGGTCTAAGTTTGTCGTCTGATATTCCAAGTGACAATGATTGTTTAGTTATATATTTTTCAACTTCATCAGTTTGTGCTTTAGTTGCACCAATAACATTTTCTAAAGTCTTAGCAAGATTTCTTTGAGCCTTTTCATCTTCAATAGCTGCTTTAACTGAATCAACACCAATTTTGACGGCTGCTGTTGCTGCTGCTGCACCAAGGGCTAAAAATGCTGCACCTGCTGCTTTAGCAAAATTTCCAACCTTTGTATTAAAATCATCTGTGTCATCTCCGGCTTTTTTCATGCCAGAAGAGAACTGAGCTGTGTCAGCTAATAAAGCTAATTTGAGCGTCCTAATGTCAGCCACTTACAGCCCTCCCTTTCCATTCTTCTCTTATCTTATCAATTCCTTCAACCCATTTGGCTTTGATTCTTGGTTGTAACATTTTAAGTGTTGGAAATATGAAATAACCTAGATTACCTTTTCCTGTTGGTGATTGTGGTGAACGTGTTGGGAATTGTTTGTATCGGTATGAACCAAATTCTGCACCAATCAAAATGTCTCCGGCTTTAGCACCTGATGAGGTAATTGATTGTTCGCCACCAATAGTAATTTTTGGGATTCTATCTCTTGCAACTTTAACTGTTGAAGCAAGAGCTGATGCTTGACGGCCATTAAAACTAGCTGCGTTCTGAATTGCATCTGCTGCTTCCTGGGCTAATTCAGTTGCAACTTTTCTTAAATCTTCACTAGCAATTTTATCCATGGCTTTGAAAGTACGAAGCACAGCATAGATATCTTTATCAATTACATCAAAACCAAATGTGTTCTTTTTTTCAGCCATTATTCATGACCCTCACAACTTCTGCAATTGTTGATATTTGCTCTGCCGAAAGCGTCTTGAACTCTGATAATGGCTGGCGCGAAACTACGGCCAGTTCTATCAGATATCTGTTGAGACTTCCGGTTGGGTAAAATTTGTTGCCTCAAAGTCTCTTGCAAAGATATGAACAACGCTTTGTCTCCAAGTTTCAAATGTGCCAACTGGTTTATCATCAAGGCGTTTTTGCATTTGATAGCAAAGCCTGAATTGTTGGTCAAGTGTTGGTGGTTGTTCGTTTTTGATAACGCTGAACAAAGTCTGTCCAGTATCTTTTTCAGCTTGTGCAATTTCCCATGGGATTGTCCATGACTCGTATTTCTTGCCATTAGTCAATTCCCATTCCATTTTAACTTTGAACATTTAGGTGACCCCTGTTTCCCGATTAGGCCTTGCTTACTGAACGGATTGGCAATGAAACTGTTGTTGTCAATGCGTCCGGTGCTGAACCACCAAAGTTAGGACGTTTTGGTAATACAGTACATGTAATTGTTTTTCCACCAAGAGCAACTGTTACTGTCTTTGTTGTTGTTGGTGCTGTGTCAGCATCTCCCCACATGGTGTCACATAGTGAAGTTGCTGCACCCCAATCTTGAATGATTTCTAAATCGAGTGTTCCGATTTCGTTGTCAACTGTGTAGTCAACTAATCCATTGAGTGTTTGTAACGTTGCTGTTGCATCATCAAGGGTTACTGTTGCATTGATGAGTTGGTCATCATAGTTAACAGTTGCATAGGTGAGGGCTACGCCTCTCCCGGTTAATACAGTTGTTGGCATGCTATGTCTCCTCCTTTAAGGATTCCAGATTGTTCTAACTTGCACTTCTGCTGCAAGAACATCAGTTGTGTTAGTCGTTTTGATTCTTGGGCTACTTACTGAAAGTATCTGCCAAGTGTTTGGTATTAGAGGCAGGATTGTTTGAATCATTGTCTCTAAATTTGCTAAACTTCCCGGATTACTTATTGCTTGTGCAATTACTTCCAGGGTGTATCTTGCATAAAATGTTGGAGTGCTTCCAATAGTTGCTATTTCAAACCATGGGTCACCTGATATTAAACAAACTGCTGGAGGTAATACTGTTTCAGGAACATGGTCATAAACTGAATAAACTGTATTTGAAGTGATAGCTGATTCTAAGCCATCTCTTAATGATTGAATTGTTGCCATTAGCCGATAACACTTTCAACATCAATGTGTTTACCTAGTAGGCCTCTAACTTTACGAATCAAAGCAACGCCCATTTTGTAAGGAGCCGGAGAAAATTCTAATCCTTGTTGTACGCCCCCCGGTGATACTCTTGATTGAAAGATATCAATTGCTACAGCTAGTACGGCTTCTTCAACTTCTGAAACTGAATCGTATTGAGTTAAATCATTAGCTGCTGCTAATCCTGCTGGAATGTCATAACGCCAATCATGAACAGTTGCACCAATAGTTGTGATTGTAAATGTGTAATCATCTTCTATAGTTAATACAGTTTTTGACCCATTGTGTGCTGATACACCTGAAATAATTACTGTTTGACCTGCATAAAATTTGTGTGGAATGGTTGTATGGAACCAAGTTTTTGTTGCTGATGATGATTTGTGTTGGTCGATTGGTGCATTCCATTGCACAAGCATTGAACCGACAACGGCTTCACTTGAATCTATAATATCTGTTAAAACTGCATCTGAATAAAGGCTTGACGAAATGCCACCTAGAGCAGCTCTTAATTCTGCAACTGTGATTACTGATGCCATTTCATTTTCCTTTTGTTTGGGTGACCCTCCCGGTACAGGGGTCTAAACCGGGAGAGTCGGTCAATATCGCTGGATTTAGGTTAAGTTAAATCTGCGAATACCTGTAGCTTTTTTGACAGCAATTGCCAAGTAGCCGTAAAGCATCAATTCAACCATTCCATCAGTTGTACGTGTTACTTGTACAGAACGGGTTGGTGATTCGTACACAGTTGCTGCTTCTGGTGCAACAATGAATGCTGATTCGTCAATTACACCTGAAGTAACAATTCCATGGTCAACATATAGGTCAAG